CGCCATTAATATCAATAGTAGTAGCCGCTATCTGAATCTCTGTATCTGCAACAATATCTAGTTGCCCATCGACGCTGGAGTTTATGTATATTGCGGCATCGCGAAACTGAACCTTCTGAGCGGCATCTACATCAATGTCGGTTGAGCCGGTGGCATTACCCGCTGCCAAAACCTCTGTCAGCGTATCGGTCACGCCAGGATCAACCAGTGCCATCGCGTCAACGACAACAGCCCCGGAACCTGCACCATCAAGATAAACAACGGTTGTCTTGCCCGTGAGGATGGTGACATTTGCGCCAGAGCCTTGGCTGATGGCGATAGATTGAGATCCGGTGGTGGCATTTTCAATGAACATCACCCGACTAACAGTATTAGGGGCAATCGTTAGGGTTCTTGTCGCGCTCAGGGTCGCTGAAGAGGTTACCTTGAAATACATTGCCCGTGCTGGGTCAGCTGCACCATCAGCTACCGTTGTGGTCGCATTAGCATTTGATGCAAAGCAATCTTGCGTTCCGTAGCCTAAAGCTTCCCCAATCAATTCAAGGTTGGTATTGGTGGAGGTGCCCCACGTTCCCGATTCATCGCCTGTTGCGATTTCTTTTAATCGAAGGTCGTTTACATAAGTTGCCATGTTTGTTCCTCTTAGCTTGTTAACAGCAAAACTATGCTGCTATATCTGTCCAATTTGGTGTTTGTGATGCACTAATCTCTGACCAGTTTGGTGTCTGAGATGTGACGACAACGCTCCAGACGTTTACCCCGCCGGTGGATACAGTGACCGATGCGCCTGTAACTCCTACGGATACGCCGCCGCCAGCGGTTTCTGTGGTATTGCCTGCGGTTGAAGCGACAGAGTTTCCGGCGACAGTAACGGTAACCCCTGTCCCCTCTACAATGGTAACGCTACCAACAGAAGAAGTACCCGCCAAACCTGTAACGGTTACGGTGACTCCAGCGCCTTCTACAACAGTGACTGATCCGAGAGAGCCGGTGAGTCCTGTAAACGCTACATCTTCGCCCCAGCCGCTATTTCCCCAGCCTTGGGTAATGCTGTTCCAGCCCTCAAGAGCAACATTGACATCAGCCACGCTCAGGCAATCCTGATAATCGCACTACTCGAATCAGCGGTTGGGAAAGTAATGGTAAAATCCCCACTGGATGAAGCTTTATCAGAGCCAAAATTCAGCACTAAAACTGCCCTATTTGCCGATCCTCCCGCAGTGGAAGAATTATAAATCACCGCTCCTCTGGCAGTAACGCTGGAACTTGTCCAAGTTACATCAGAAAAGTCTGTCAAAGCAGTGGTACTGGAGGTCGTCGGTGTAACATTGGTGAGCGCCTCTCCCCCCGCACTATACCCAGTGCCGCTGGATTCATTGGTGCTGCTATAGGCAGTGGTGGCTGCCCCCAGAGATGCGCTGCTCGTATATAGGGCAATCTTAAACGAATTGCCAGATCCCGTAGTGGTGGTTGTGCCGCCGCCACTACCGCTAGTAAAGTTGTGTATGCCTTGCAATAGTTCCTTCTTGAAACTCGTACAGACAGCTTGTGTAATCGCCATTACATTTTCCTCAAAATTTCTGCCATATCAAAATATTCAGACTGCTCAAGCTCAGCAATCGTTGTTGTCTTGCTGCTTTTGATCGCCTCTTCCATGTAATACTTTATTGTACGGAACACATCTACCTTAAAGGCGTTTGCCTGCTCCGCAATAGCCGGATGGCTTTGGGAGCCAACGCTGACAATAGTGTTCGTGGCTCTTTCAGCCCAGTGGTCTATTGAAAGGCCGGTATTGTTCGTTGTTACCACGGTAACATTTCCGGCTTCAGATTTAGAAAACTCGATCATTACATCCTCGGTTGCCTGACAGAGCCAGACCTATAACTATCTGTGGTGTCGTAGCCTTCTCCCAGTGCTTTAAGCTTAGCTAGAGCATCCTCGTATCTCAATGCATAAAGTTGCAGCAGGTCAGGCTCTCCCTTCAGGAAGGTGTAAGCCTCAACCAAGCAACCATACAATAAGGTGCTTTCCGCATTATCTCCCAACCAGCTTGTACCTGACGATGCAGTTGTAATTGATTCCGGCTTGTAAAAATAATGAAGCTCTGCCGTTAGACTAGCATTGGGGGTTGGTGCCAGAATAAAGTTTTCTGCATCAAACAATCCATAATACTTTGGTATCCCGGTCGTTGAGCTAGACGGGTAGGCTTCTCGGATAAAATTAACATCCTTAAAGAGCAAAAACTCATACCCGCTGTTATCGACAGCCAAAGAATATGGGGCCAGAAAATCTGACGGGGCTCTTAGGTAAGGGGTTCCGCTCGTCGTTGTACCAGTAGAGTTTTTCTTAAAGTCTGGAAGTTGTACGGACTTGAGTATTCTGTCTTCTGCCTGCGTAATAATGACCGGCAAATTGCTGACAAAGGTTGTCTCGGCAGTCTCTAAGTAATCTTGCAGCGCAGTTTTAAGTGTTGTGAATGTCCAAGCCATAACTTATTTGCCTTTCAAGAAAGCTGCTGACTCTTTAATAAGAACGTCTTTAACTTTCCTGCGATCTAACTCAAGGCCATGCTTACGCATTTCTTTTTCCAGCTCTACTTTAGTTAGAAGCTCAAGCTCAACCTTAGAGGGTATTTTTAGTTTAGCTGCTTTCTTTTTAGTAACCGTTTTTTTAAGAACCGGGGCAACTTTTTCTTTTGCGGCAGGCTGCATCTCAGCCAATTTTTTTTCTGCTTGCCGTTTAGTCATTGACTCAAAAACAACAATGTCGTATTCACCGTATTCGCCGTATTCGCCGTCTTTGTATTTAAAACCTATCTGATATACAGGATCTCCCGAAGAAAAATTCCCGTTTTGAAAAACTTCTAACTTTGCCATGACAAATGTTCTCCTTAGCTCGTTGTTACAGTTACCTTGCCTGCCTTTGCCTCGGCATCCAGACCAACCGTAACACTGCCGAATGCTATATCACCACCCCCTACAGGGTTCCAAGCAAAAAGTTCTCGGCTCTCAGCCTGAGATCTATCGGGTCTGGGATCTCTCACAGGTCTGGGGTCATCAACCTTAACCTTGCCCAACTGCAACTGGGGCTGGTCACGGTCAACAACATCTTTCCCGACTCGAAAACCGGTGGGTCTTTGGTTGACAATTTCCGGCACAAGGTCTTTTAGCTTGTACCTGAAGCCGGTCATGTCGCAAATACCGTAGGCGTGGTTTCCTCTAGCAAATCGGCTCAAAACTGATAGCCTCCCGGTGATATAAAGAGAGAAGCTTTGTTTCTGTCACTCTCCACAGCGAGGGTAAATTGCTCATCGTAATCGGCTTTAAGCATCTGTGCCCTAGGCGCAGATTCTGGGTACTTCATGCTAATCTGATAGGCAAGGCCGGAAACTAGGCAGGGTAAAAATCTGGCAGGGACATCCATGTTGTTGGATGCGGGACTGCCGGTATCTTCTATCTTCTGCATGTAGTAGTACGCAAAGGTGTATGTCTCTTGGCCGTCTGGAGCAGGCCAAAGATGAACGATAATTCCGTCTGGATTTTTTTCAACGTAATACTGAAGGGGCTTGCTTTGAGTCAACTTGTTAGAAAGGTGGGAGTAATCACTAATAGAGACTCTGGTCATTGACTGATCAAATTGGCTCGTTATGCTCCCAGCATCTGTCCTGATAGATGCCTCTACAATATCCAAAACATCAGCGCCAAGAGAATAGGCGGTTGTCCCAGCAGTCAAAGCTTGCGTTGTATTTCTAACCGTCCAAAGAATAAGACCCCGGTTTTGCCACTCAAGCATCAACAGGTTTAAGCTTCTTCTTGCCGTCCTGTAATCGTAGCCGCTCCTGAGTTCTGTGCCCGCCCTTTCAAAAGCCTCTTCCATTACGTCAGCAAGGTCAAGGTCAAACGTATATGTGCCGCTCGTTGCCATCTACTTTTCCTATTTCCTTTTGGATTTGGCCCCAGAACACTTCCATCTCTTGCGGGACAAATTATTAGGGGTATTAGGATTGTTTTGCTTTTTCTTCGGCAATCTTTTCTTGATTCCTAGTGAACGGGCGCAATAACTATCGCCCTTGCTAGTCCCCGGCTTAACTCTAGACCCGCCGCCTTTAGCTTTGCCAGCCTGACCGTAGCTAACCTTTTTGCCGGAAGATGTTACTTTAACCTTAGCCTTGCCCTTTGCGGGCTTCTTGCTAACCATTAACCATAACTCTTCGATACCTGCATAACGATGCTATACACATCCGCGCTAGAATGACCCACAGTAGTGAACTGTACGTCACCCGTCTTGCCGGAACCCGCGTTATTGGGGATGCCGGTAAAGTCAGTAAAGTCTATTGTGTCTGACCAGTCAGCGTTAAGCTGCCAAGCAAGCACATCAGTCGAGGCGTCGAAAAAGATCTTCACTCCCATACCGATAGTGGAGTAATAGATCTTTTGAATCGTTACGCCAGAGCAAGCAGCACCAGACATTGGGTCGCTCGATAAGCCCGAAACATCTATCTTGGTTACTGCGCTTTCACCTGAGCCATCACTGACGTTGGTAAAGCGAAATATAGCGGTCTTGCCGCCATCTTGAATCGTTTGTGTGGCTACTGCGTCAGCCATTTCTGTCTCCTTAAATAGTCAGATGGAGCCGAAGCTCCATCCAGCTAACAATCAACTACTCAAATGGAGTTGCTAGTGTGCCGTCACCATGCAAGAACGCCTCACAATGCCAAACCGCTGCACTCGTCGCTACCAATCGAATAACGCCGCCTACAAGCCAACCCTGCGCTGCTGATCCCAAGTCGATGGTATCATCATTGCTGGCATCTGGAATGAAGGTGTTATTGTCTTCCGCAGTTGCCGGATCAAAAAGCGTTGCAAAACCAGAAAACAAATCGCTGGTATTGTCCGTATTGATCTGGCCTGCGCCAGTAAAGGTCGTTCCCACTATGAAAGTGTAACTAAGACCTGCTGCCGCCGTTGGCAAAGTAACTACAATACCAGCCGCCCGATTTAAGGTATAAACCGTCCCAGAATCAGTAGACTCAACGTTGTGAGTAGCGGCTGTAATGCTGCTCACGTTGTCGTAAGAGGAAACATAACCCGTTGTGGTGATATTACCACTGGAGTCTATGTCCAGATTAGTGGTAACAACACCTGTGCCAGAAGCTTTGCTTATTTGCTCGAACCCGTTCTCAGACCTAACCGGCCCGTTAAAAGTAGAATTAGCCATTGTGTTCTCCTGTCGTGGCTGGTGTCTGAGGTTTCACGTGAAACACTCAGTCAGGATAAAAACAAAAGGGGGGCAAAGCCCCCCGAGTGTTTAGCTTGAACCGGGAGATCCGTAGATTCCCAGAGGATCGGATACGCCGAAGCTGTAACGCTCTC